TATTACGATTCATCGTATTCGGATACGTATCGCGGTTCCCGTCTGGCCTTCCGCGGCAAAATCGTGATGGCGGGGAGCGTGGAGGCGTTCAAGTCGTTGCCCGAGATTGCGTGAGCGAAAAACGGGAGCGAAGCGACAAAGCGTGAAAACGTGATGGTGTTTTGTCTGTTTTTGAGGAAATTTTTATTAAAAACGGGCGTAAGCCCGTCGAAAATATTTTTTAGAAATGAAAAGTAATACCTTTGTAATTAGAAAGGTGGAGTTCCCTTGGAGCCGTGTGGTTTATCGTGGGTACAACAATGCGAATGCGAATGGCGGTGTGTCGAATGCGAATGCGAATAACGATTCATCGAATTCGGATACGAATCGCGGTTCCCGTCTGAACAACAATCTGAGGAAATTGAAATCGGTGTACGATACCGGGGACTTGTCCCCACCATTGAGCCGAGGGGAACGAGCCTCAGTAACAGCATCCTTACAGGATGGAAAACTGAAAAAACAAACGGAGGGTGGAGTTTGGTAGGTTTCCTTATTGGATTCTCGAAGAAGTCAGGCCCGGAGATTGAAGGCCATTGATGGCTGTAATTTAAAATGATATGCGCAGGGAAGGTTATTTGATAGAGAAGATAGTGGAGCCGTCAAACATGGAGGCTGCATTTCGTCAGGTGCTTCGGGGAACAAAAAGGAAACGGAGCCGCCAGGGGCGTATCATGCTTGCGCATAAGGAGGAGGTACTTGAGGAACTGAGTGCCCGTATTTCGGACGGCACGTTCCGCGTGAAGGATTATCATGAGAAGGCTATTATGGAAGGTGGAAAGTTGCGCCGTATCCAAGTTCTTTCCCTGAAGGACAGGATAGCCGTCCATGCCATCATGTCGGTGGTCGATGAACATCTGAAGAAGCGCTTTATCCGTACCACTTCTGCCAGTATCAAGCATCGCGGTATGCACGACCTTCTGGCATACATACGTGATGACATGAAGAAAGATCCGGAAGGGACACGGTACTGTTACAAGTTCGACATCTCAAAATTCTATGAGAGCGTCCGGCAGGATTTTGTCATGTATTGTGTGAACCGGATATTCAAGGACAAGAAACTCATCGCCATGCTGGACGGCTTTGTCCGTATGATGCCGGAAGGTATCAGTATCGGCCTGAGAAGTTCGCAGGGGTTGGGCAACCTGCTTTTGTCTGTATTTTTAGACCATTATTTGAAGGATAAGTGCGGTATCCGTCATTTTTATCGTTATTGTGATGACGGTGTCGTGCTCGGTAAAACGAAAGCGGAATTGTGGAAGATTCGTGATGTGATCCACGGTCGGATAAACTCTATCGGGCTTACCGTAAAGCCCAATGAGAGGCTATTCCCGGTGGATGAGGGCATTGATTTTCTCGGATATGTCATCCGTCCGGATTATGTCCGGCTCAGAAAGCGTATCAAGCAGAGGTTTGCCCGGAGAATTCACGAGGTAAAGTCGAGAAAAAGACGGCGTGAACTGGTCGTTTCCTTTTACGGGATGGCAAAACACGCCGATTGTAATATGTTGTTTAAAAAATTAACAGGCAAAGAAATGAAATCATTTAAAGATTTGAATGTCGCTTACAAGCCCGAAGATGGCAAGAAGCGTTTTCCGGGTACGGTGGTAAGTATCCGAGAGTTGGTAAACCTCCCTATCATAGTCAAGGACTTTGAAATGGGAATCAAGACGGAACAGGGGGAGGACCGTTGTATCGTGGCCATAGAGCAGAACGGGGAGCCTAAAAAGTTCTTTACCAACAGTGAGGAGATGAAGAACATCCTCAGACAGATAGAAGAAATACCCGACGGTTTCCCGTTTGAGACCACCATCAGGACAGAAACTTTCGGGAAAGGTAGAACCAAATATGTATTCAGTTGAAATGAAACGAGTGGAAGGAAGCGCCGGTGTAAGGCTGCTTGAATGTACAAATCCGGTAAAGGACAAGTGGCGTGTACGCTGGGACGTGAAAGAACGTGAGGACGGTTCCGCATCCTACATGGAATCGGAATTCAACGGGAAGCCGTCTGTGGAGTCTGTCCGTAAAATGATTATGGACTGGTGTAATTCTGTTACAAGTAGCCGTATTCTGTCAGGTTTTGAGTATGGCGGTCATCTAGTGTGGCTGTCCGGGGAGAACCAGCAGAACTACAAGTCGGCCTATGACCTTGCTGTCCGTACAAACGGGGACAATCTCCCGGTAACATTCAAGTTCGGGGATGATGACAACCCTTATTACCAGAAGTTCACTGATATAACCGGTCTGGAGGATTTTTATATCCGTATGACAAGGCATATCCAGAACGCCCTGTATGATGGCTGGAAAATGAAAGATAGTTTGAATATGGATCTGTATAGGTTGTAATTGATTTCCTTTTGGGGGAGGGAATAAAAAAAGCCCCCGGCCTGTTAAAAATCATCTCACCTACTTTTAACAACATGTACGCCGCAACGCACGACCGGGGGCAAATACCCTCGTCGCGTTGCGGTTTTTTTATATTGTCTTAAGTAAGTGAGATGTTGCAAAGATACAAAAGATTTTGGATTATGACGGTATTTGAGATATTGAACTTTAACAGGGAGTTATTAAACAGATTGTCAGCGATAGGTTTTAGACCTGATGATTGTAAATACATAGAATTGTATGCTGAGTATGATAATATGAGAAGGAGAGGGGAGAAGGTCACTTATGCGGTGTCTTTTCTGTCTGAAAAATATGCGGTTTCAGAACGTAAGATATACGAGATAATCAAGCGTTTTGGAAAAGACTGCACGCCTTGTGCAGTATGATTCCTCTTGTCTTTTTCGTGTTCTGACATATATGGGAGAACTTTGTACTATCAAAAATACAAAAGAACATGGAAAAAGAATATTTATCGGCTCCTCTGCCGTTTGTGGGGCAAAAAAGAATGTTTGCCACACAGTTTAAAGAGGTTTTAAAACAATATCCGGACGACGCTATATTTGTGGACCTGTTCGGTGGTTCCGGGTTGCTTTCACACATAGCCAAGCATGAAAAGCCAAAGGCAACAGTAGTATATAATGATTTTGATAACTACAGGGAGCGTTTGGTCAATATCGACCGTACAAATGCCTTGCTTGCGGATTTACGTGTACTGACAAAAGATAGCCCACGCCATAAACTGATAACCGGAAAAGTAAGAGAAGCCATATTGTCCCGTATAGCCGAAGAAGAGAAAAGCGGTTTTGTGGATTATATCACAGTCTCATCCTCCCTTTTGTTTTCGATGAAGTATGCGATGAGCCTTGACGGGCTGAGAAAGCAAAGCCTTTACAATAACATCCGTAAATCCGGGTATTCCGCTGAAGGTTATCTGGATGGCCTGGAAATAGTGTCGTGTGACTATAACGAACTGTTTGCCCGCTATAAAGATGTTCCAAATGTCGTGTTCCTGGTTGATCCTCCATACCTGTGTACTGATGTGGATACTTATCACATGAGTTGGGGGCTATCGGACTATCTGGATGTATTATCCGTGCTCTGTGGTACCACATTTGTCTATTTCACTTCCAACAAGTCATCCATTATAGAATTATGCGAATGGATGGGAAATCATAAAACAATAGGCAATCCGTTCCAGAATGCCGTAAAACTGGAGTTCAATGCTCACATGAACTACAATGCGTCCTATACGGATATGATGCTGTATAACAAAGCAGGAATATCAGGGTACAAAACGGCAGTTTAAACTATACAAATATAGTAATTTCCAATAAGATATGCAAATATTAGAACGGTATTATAACGGCTTTTGAATAACATTTTAAGGTAAAAGGATCATGAACAAATACTATTCCATTTTAGATAAAATACTATCGTCCGGAAAGCTGCAGGAGAACAGAAAAGGGACGATAAAATACTTGTTGAATGAGCAGTTGGCATTGACCCCGGCCGACCTTCTTGATATTTTTGAGGGGCATAATATTGCCCGTAAGAAGCTAAAAACAGAACTTGAACTATTTATGCAGGGCGAGAGAAGTGTGGAGAAGTATCGTAATGTGGGTATAAACTGGTGGGACTATTGCGGTTCTGTATTGGTAAACAGTTATCCTACATATCTGGAGAAGTTACCTCCACTGATAGATAAAATCAATAGGGAAAAGCGCAACAGTAAGAACTATGTGCTATTTTTAGGCTCCACGGATGCAGAGAGTAATCAGGCTCCATGTCTCAGTCTGGTACAGTTCCAGATTGATGATGGGGAGCTGGTGGTTTCGGCTTATCAGCGAAGCAGTGACGCTAACCTCGGTCTTCCGGCTGATATATACCATTTGTATCTGATGTCGAGGCAGATTGATTTGCCCTTGAAGTCTATAACTTTAAACTTTGGTAATGTCCATATTTACGAGAATAACATTGATAAGACTATCAGTCTGATTGGCGGTAAAGATGATGTTCGATTTGAATTGAATGTATAAAACAAAAGGCAGGGAAACGGGTTGTTTTGGTTTTCTCTGCCTTTTGTGTGTTTGAATAAATAAAAGACGTTTCGTTTTTGGAATTTGCGGATTTTTGAGACCTTTCGTTTCGGAAACCCGCGTCTTTTCGTTTTGCGGATTATAAATTACACCGTATGAAGCGATTCACTATTCTGAATTTTTGGTATCTGGAATTTTTGCTTGACTTGGAATAGCATTGTTCAAGTGCGCGGTACGCATCGGAATAACACTCTCGTATGGTATCAAGCAATTCATCCACTACTTCCCGGCTGGATTCTGATAGCCGAGTCGTATAGTTGCCGTCATCACACATCACATAGCCTGATGGCGTGTTGTAGAACTCAACTTGATTTCTCATTTTCTTTTTGAATAAACCTCTCTATCGCTTCGCGTTCAAGTTTGGTCCAGGAATCGTTTCTCATCTTGTAGAAGAAAGAGGGGTAGGATATACCGCACAATTCAATCACATCTTGAATGAACTTACTTTTCACTTTACCCGATAGAGATAAATAATAGTTAGATATTACCATTTCTGTTACTTTTTAGATGATTATATTATTTGCTATTGATTTAATTATTAATTTTATAACACAAAGGTATTCTTTATTGTCTAATATGGGTAATAAAATATCCATTATTTGATGATAGGTATATTTATTTATACTCATTAAAAATAGAAGAAAGGATGTTTAACGGTCGTATTATTAATGATTTAATAGAGAATAAAAGGGCTAAAAAGATAGATGTATATAATTATGCAGGTATAACAAAATCTACCTTAGATAATATCATTAAGGGAACAAGTATACCGAATTGTAATACTCTGGAAAAGATAGCAGACTTCTTTGAGGTTTCCATTGATACATTCTTTGTTCGTGAAATTCAGGCTGTAAAGAGTATCGGAAACAATGTTACTATTAACGGAAACTTAAATAGTGTGAGTAGTGACATCCTGTTGAATGAATCTAAAAAAGAGGTAGAGCATCTAAAGGAACTGTTAGCTGAGAAAGAAAGATTAATTCAAGTATTAATGAAGAAATAA